GATCGTGATCGCTGTTGAATCGCCGTAGCTCATTGCTCCGTCTCCAATCGATCGAGTTCCGCCTGCCACTCCGGCCGGCGACGGTGTTTTGCCAGGGCCGGTTCCGCGAGCCGCGCTTTAAGGTGCTTGACGTGTATCTGCTCGCGCATCAATGGCACCACCACGGGCCGATCGACCGGCTCGGGCTCGGGCGGCGGGTCGCGCCACACACGGGCCGAATGCACCCGGCCGGGCGTGACTTCCCAACCCAACCCGAGTGCCAGGCCGTCGATCTCGGCCGCCACCGCCCCGTTGCTCAGCGCGTCCCACTCGGGATGTTCTTTGAGCATCGCAACCAGGGCCGCGTAGAATTCTCGTTTCGTCTTTGCCATTCAACCGCCCTTTCGTTCCGTTCGCTTTTCGACCGCTCGCTCAGGATGATCGTCATGCCCCAATCCCCAGGCCGGAAAAGCTGGCTGTTTCGCAAACCTTCAGCACCACCGCGGCCCATGGCTTTTGAATAATGACATGCGCCGCTGGGTCTACGGCATGAGTGTAATGAACATCGACATATTCCCAACCCTTTTTATTGATTCCGACGATATCGCCTATCGTCAGACCGACGACATTTTCGCTCGCCTCAAAATGGAAGGTGATTTCCCAATCTTCCGCGCTGCGCTCTGAGCCGGAAGCGCCGACGAAACGCACCTCGCCGGCCGCGTTATCGCGAAACGCCGCATCGTTCACCTTGCCGGTTAGACCCCTCAACGTGAGCTTATAGGCTGGCGTTACCGCCGCCGTGGCCATGTAATGGGTTTCCGAAAAGTTGAAAGCCGGCAAGGGGATATCGATCCCCTCAGTGCCGTCGATAGTACCTCCGATGACGCCCTTGAAATCCGGCTTCGGCTCGCCGGGCGGGACGTACGTTTCGATCGTCTCCAGCGCTTGCGTGATGTGCTGCGTCCCGCCACCCGTGTCGAAGCTGTACGACGAACCGCCTGTCTCTTGCTTCTCGCGCTTGCGATACGGGATCGTGACGCGCCAGATATCGTAGCCGTCCGGCTCGACGGTCGGGTCGCGACGCACCAGCGTTCCGTAAGTGGCGGGGGCCACGGCAAACGCGGCGGCCTCAGCGGCCGACGCGTCCGTTGTGTCGGTAACGAGATAAATCAGGTCGGCGGTGTCTTCGCCGATCCGCGGGCCATCGAGTGTGATTGTGACTGTGGGCATTATGTGAATTGCGGCGCGTGGCGCTCAATGGCTTGGGGGATTTTCTTGATTTCGCGTATCTGTACCTCGGCCTTATCCACCAGCTTGTCGAGTTGCTTCCCGCCCCCGCCCCCGAGCCGGGAAGCCGCCGCCGCTGAAAATGTGCCGGTGACGGATAGCTTGGCCGCACCCTTCCGTGCGATGTCTTCGCGGAGCCCGAAGAGTTTGTTGATTTGGGCGGGATCAGCACCTACCGCGAGCGCCTCTTTCATGGCCTTCGTCTTGTCGAAATTGATTCGGGCAAGCTGCTTTTCGAGCCCATCGGGCATCAAGTCGATTTCCGCCAGCGCGATGTCGTCGTACAGAGATTCCTCGAACGCGAACCATTCATCATTCTGCCGATTGAATTCCTGGCGGCGGCGCGCGTCCTCTTCATCGGCGTATCGCTTGCGGATCGCGGCGCCTTCCGCAAGATACGCCTTATCGATGAGCGTAATATCCTGATTTGCTTCTTTCGCCGCTTCCCGCTTGGCGTTGTAGTGCAATTCCAGAAGCTTCAGGTCGCGTTGCAGCGCATCCTCGATCGCGCGGGCCTGCACCTCTTCGAGTTCGCGGATCAAGTCCGCGTTGTCTTCGGCCCATTTCGTGGCGTCGAACGCTGGTGCGCCGCCCGCGGGTGCGCCCCCCGGGGCCGCGGGCGGCGCGTCGAGCCCCTGGGCCGTTTGGGTCAAGAGGCTGAGCCGCTCTTGGAGGAGTGCGATTTTCTCATTGGCCGTACGCTCAGTGGTTCCGGCGTCCCACGCTGCGCCGCGTTGTTCCTTCAGCCACCCCACGCGCCCCTTCGTCGTGCCGGTGCCGAACAGCCAGGAAGCGGGCTTTTCTAGTAATGCCGCAGCCTTACTGTCGCGCCAGGAGCCCTCTAGTGCATTCAGTTCTGCGCTAATGGCCGGCATACGGGCCTGTAGCGACTTGGCATCGGCGGCCTGCTTCTGAAGTTTCGCAATTTCCTGTCGTGTGTCGAAAATCTGCTCTTGGTAACTCAGTTGCACCCGTTCGCGAAAAACACCATTCATCTTCCCGAGCATGTCCGCCGTCACGTCGGCCGATTGCCCCAAGAGGTTGATTTCGCGCGTCAGGCCGGGGTAGGCGCTCCTGAGGTCGTGGGCCAGGATCGACGCCTCGGCCATTTCTTCGTTGGTCTGCTGTTGTTTGGCTCGCAGTTCGGCAAGCTTTTGGGCCTTCGCGACCATCTGGTCGTGTTCGGCCTTGAGGTCTTGCGTCGTCTTACGCGCGACTACCGCGAATTCACTAAAGTCGGGCAGGATGCTCTTGACGACGCCAGACACCTTGCGTAAGACGGCCTCCCAGTCGGTGAAGTACACGACCAGTGCGGCGGCCGCGGCGATACAGAGCATCATGGGCGTGATTTGTGCCGCCCATAGGGCCTGCAACCCGATCAGGGCTTTGCGCACGATCCCCAGGGCCATGGCCACGGCGCTGAGCACGCCACCGACTGCCATTAAGGCACCACCGGCCAATACGAGGACACCGGCCCACTTGGCGGCCTGGATAATCGCCGCGCTATTCGCCTTTACCCAGCCCGTGACGGCACCCGCCGATTGCGTCAAGAGTTGCGCTAGGCCGCGAATTTCCTTACTGAGCCCTTCGCCGATTGCGATAGCCGTCCCCTCGGCGGCCGACCAGAGGCGGCGGAATGCTCCGCCTATTTCAGCGTCCATAATCTGCGCGGTACGCGCCGCCGTGCCGCCCGCGTTGTCGATCGCCTTTTGTAGGGCGGGAAAGTCGGTCTTCGCCAGCTTCAGCGCGGCGCCCATAGCCCGTCTGTCGAACAATTCTTTCCCGAGTGCCAGTCGCTGGGCGTTGGTCATGCCGACCATAGCGCGGCCGATATCGAGCATCACGTCGCCAAGCGGGCGAAGATTGCGGGTTGCGTCCAGCGCCTCCACCCCCACGCCCCGTAATTGTGCTTGCGCCGCCGGATCGGCCAGAGACAGCATAATTTGCCGCATCCCCGTACCGGCCCTGGAGCTTTTGATGCCCATATTCGCCAGCACGCCGAGCGCCTTGCAAGTCTGTTCGATCGATAGGCCGTACTCTTCGGCGATGGGTGCCGCGTACGTCATCGACTCGCCGAGTTCGAGCAATGTCTGCGCGGAATTATTCGCCGTGGCCACCAAAACGTCGGCAACCCGGGTCATCTCCTTGGCGTCCAGCGAAAACGCGCGGAGGGTGGCCGAGGCGATATTGGCGGCCTCGGCTAAATCTGTCCTAGTTGCGCGAGCGAGATTGAGGACGGAACTAATCGAAGCATCGATTTCTTCCGCCGAAAACCCCTGGCGCCCGAGGTTCGCCATCGCCGCGGCCACCTGCCCGGCCGTGAAAGAGGTCGTGCGCCCTAGTTCCTTGGCGGTTGCGGTGAGCTTCCGAAAATCACTCTCTACCGCTCCCGTGACAGCGAGGACCGTTTGCATTTCGTCCGAGAACCCGGCGAAAACTCGGGTGGCCAATGCGAACGGCACGGCAGCCATCGTGCCGAGCATCAGGAATTTTCGGCCGACCGCCTGCACGCCGGCGCCAAACGCCGAAAGATAGCGCTGCGCGCGGAGGAGCCCCTGATTGAGTTTGCCGTCTACCGTGTAGAGTTCCACGTAAGCCCGGCCGGCCCTCACGTCGCGACGACTAGCCATGGGCTCCCTCCATGCAGATTTTCCGCGCCTCTTTCAGGCTTATTTTCCGCTCCGATTCTCCGGCCGGCGCGTGGTACGGGTGGATCGTCCGCGCGGCGATCGCATGGCGTGCGTTGCTGACGTGGCAGTTGTGAAGCATCGCGCAGACTTCCGACGTGTGATTCCAAAGCCAACGGTCTCGCGCGCGGGTCATCGCGACCAGCGCTCGGAGCGTCAGGGGGCCGGGGTCGAGGCCGAGGATTCCGGCGCAGTCGTCGATGAGGTCCCAGCAAGTTCGCGGTCGAGATCCGCTTCCGCTTCGTCCAGTTGCCGAGCCATCATTCGGTCCAGCTTGTCCGAGTCCAGAATCGTTCCCGCCCGCGTCCCCGCCTGGTCGGCCAGAGTGCGGACCTTCGCTAAGATTTTGCGGAGCGTCCGCCGGCGAAGCTTCGGGAAAAAATCGCAGAGTTCCTCCAACAGCGCGATGGTAGCCTCTTCGATCACGTCGCCGCCGATCGAGCCGCCGAAGTCCTCGTCGGAAACGATACACTTGTCGGCCTGGGTCCGGCAGACGACGTAGAGCGTGTCAACCAACAGAATCGGGTCGTTGGACAGCCGGGCGATCAGTTCATCCTCGACCACTCGCGTAAGGTCGAGGTCGAGAACGTCGCGAATCCGCTTCAGAACGTTGACGTTGATCGTAACGTCCCAAACGCGCTTTTGATTGTCTGTGAATTGTTTCATGGTTCCCTCATGGTTATCCGGCGGCGCACGAATAGCCGTGCGCCGCCGAAGGAAATAAACACTCGGCCAATCAGGCCGTCGAGTTGTAGAGTCCGCCCATTTTCAGCGTGGCGGCCGTCACGGTGCCGTTGCTGGCCCGCGCCTCTTCGACCACATCGGAGCCGAACGGATCGGCGTAGCCGCTGTCCTCGATCCACGACCACGCCTCGCCGGCTACCGGGATTTCCACCCCGAGGATCGAGGTGGTAACTGCGTCGTGGAATTCGACGTGTGCCCGCTGGTCGGCCACCGCGGCGATGCAAACGAGATTGTCGCTGTCGAATTCTAATTGAATTACCACCTGCTCGGTAACGACGATAGGCGTCGTGCTAGCGGGCAGCGCATCGCCGGCACCGTCGGCCAGGGTAATCACGTCGCCGTCTACCGTTGCCGTGCAGCCAAAGCGGACGCCGTCCGTCCAATATACATCCACGATATCATTGGTCGAGAGTGGATGTCCGGCGGCTGTCACTTCGCTGGCACCAGTCACCGTGCCGGCGGTCCCGGCCGGCAGCGGAACCTCTTGGGACGGCAGGCCGCCGGTAGCCGTGAGTTGGAACGAGCCGGTCACGGAAATCCCCGGCATAGAAAAGTTCTTGAGAATACTTGCCGTAGGCATTTAGGGTGCCTCCTGAGTGTCAAGTGTTGTGTGCGGATCAGTCAGGCCACGTCGGGACGCGCGAGGTGGTGTTGCACTTCGCCTCCCACGAAATTTCCAGACCCTCCGTTAAGGGTTCGTTGAGGCCGAATTTCGTGATTACGAAATCGCCCACGGGACCCTTGCTTGTGCTGTCTAGGGCCTTCAAGGCGAGGATCGTGCCGAGCAGGTAGGCGTTCTTGAATGCCTTGCAATCGTGGGCCGTGGAGTCCCACGCCATCGTTCCCGAGAAACCGAGAGAACGCAACGCGGTGCGCGTCGAATCCCACCCGCCGCCTCCCCGTGTTGGCATGGAGGTCGTTTGCGAATCCATATCAATGGACAAGTCGCGAATAGATTCCATCTCCGTTGTGGGATTGGTGTTCGCCGTTCCGTAATAGAGTTTGGCTTCGATGCCGAGTGAAAAAGTTGACATTGTGTATTGTCTCCTTGAAAGTTGAAAATCTACCGAATACTGTTTTCCCACATCGGCGTTAAATGCGGCTCGGTCTTTTCGAGTGCCGGGCCCATGAATGACCGCGCGGGGTAGGTCTCGTTACGAAAGTGACCGCCGTGTTCGTGGGCACCGCCCACGTCTCGGATGATCGAGAACGCCGGCCCGATCGTCGCTTCCTCAGCCGCGCGATCGACGGCAAACACGATCGCGTTCCTGAGCCGCTTGGTTTGCGTGTGCGGCGGTTGGCCGGCTGGCCCGGGTTCGGAACCGGACTTGATGCTATGCCGGGCGACCTTGCGAATGTACCCGGCCGCCCGGTAAAGCCATCGCAGCCGGGCCCCGCGCACGGCCCGCAAGACCTTCGCGCCGTCAAAATAGCCCTTAAACTTCGCGCCGAACATTAAGCGCGTACCTCGAAAGTAATCCCAATCACGCTGGAGAACGTGCTGAGATTCCGTATATGGCGCGGGGAATAGATCGGCGCGTTGTCAACGGCCGTGCAGATCGCGGCCGCGTAATCGACGAGCCGCTTACCGAAAAACAACTCGACGATTTCTTCCACCAGCGCCATCAACGCATCGCACTGCGGAAGGTCATCGGGATCGACTTTTTGTTGTACGGCCACGTCCACTATGTACGTGCCTTTTGTGCTCCCGCGAGTGGCCGATTCCTTATCTCGCTCTTTAGCCACCACGGTAACGTGCAACGTCTCCAGGTCGGCCAGTTCGAAAACCGGCGAATAGGACCGCGTGGCCGTAAATTCTTGGCTTAACGTTGCGTCATTCAGGGCCGTCGTAACGGCCGCGGCGATATCGATGAGGACGGTCACGGTTTACGCTCCAGGTAACTGCGAATCCAACGCGCATCGGCGGCAATCGCCGTCGTCTCGCGCTCCAGTTGCCGCAACCGCGCTTCGTGGTCATCGATTCGCACGATGTTAGCGCGCTGAATGGTGGCACTCTCGGAAGCCCTCGCGGATACTTGCCAGATTGCAACGGCCAGTGAACCGAGCCATGTCACCACGGCGACCACGACAGTCAGCGTGATGCGGCGGCGCTTGCGGCGAATCTCTTGCGGAGTCATTGACTTACCCGGTGTCCGATTCCTTGGTGTAGACGCGCAGATGTCCGGCCGTCTCGCGGTAGCAGCGCTGGCCAGAGGAGGGCGGGAGTACCGTGTAGGCGTAGACGTTGCCGCCGGTCAGCACTTCGATCAGGTCGCCCGGCTGCGGCTTGACGATCGCCCCGCCGAAAACCAGGCGGTCGGCATCGAAGAGCCAGTCGGCCGTAGTCACTTCGATAGTGACTCCGTATTCGTCGGTAGCCGTGTGGGCCGATTGTCCGCGGGCCGCGATCAGGTTGAGAGCGTCCGTCCCGCGGCGATAGACGATCGCCTGCGCGGCGTACTCTTCGACCACGCCCCGCAACCACCGCGCACCATCCGCCAGCATATCACGCATGGTAGGCCCCTATGGAGAAACGAACGGTGGCCCCGGGGCCCGGTTTCCCGAGCCCCGAGACCCCGCCGGAGGGAAGCTTAGGCGTTGGTCGGAATCGTCCGAATGACGAGGTATCCGGCCGGCGTCTTGGCAGAGGTACCGTTAGTGATGGCCAGCTTAATGATCTCGCCTGCCGTCAAAACCTTGTGGGTCACGTCTAGTGTACCGAGATCATTCAGCGTGTTGGCGACCGGCTGGGTGCCCGTGTTGTAGGTCTTGGTGACGATCGTGTTCGTACCGTCCGTCACCAGAAACACCGCCGTATTACTGTCATCGATCGTGCCAAAATCGCCATCGCCGCCGGAGAGGTAGCCGAGCGAAACGAGGGTATTGGCCCGCGGGTGCGCGGCCATCGTCAGGGCCGACAGGTCCGCACCAGCCCCAAGGGCCTCAATCGGGACCAGGATCACCTGCTCGGTGTGCGCGGCGTTGACCGCAACCACGCCGGCATTGGTCATGGTCGCATCGCCGGAAACGGCCACGCTTTTCAGGTCGGTTCCATCACCGACAAGAATCTGCGTGGTCGTCTTGGCATCCAGCGCGGTCGGCCGATCCGAAGCCCCGCCCACAAGGATCGAGCCTTGTGCCAAGTCGGCCATCTTGGCGGTCGTCACGGCCTTGGCCGCAAGGGTCAAAGCGCCAGTCGCGGCAAGGGTCGCATCGCCGGATACAACCTTTTCCGCGTACGCGGTGCCGGAGCCTACCAAAACAGCGCCAGCCGTATAGGCGGTCGCCCCCACGTCGGAAAGGTCGGTCAGAGCGAGGCTTTCGAGCGTCGAGTCGTTGTAGCTGCGGAGGAACACCTTGACGGTTCCGTCACCAGTGGCGGCCGTCTCGTCCGGCGGGGTGTAGCCCATGAAGTAGTTACCGGCGGCCGTGGTGGTCGCGGCACCGGTGCCGGCCGTACCCCCTACCGGATTACCGTTGTTGTCCCAGTATACGGCATCGCCACCGGCCGCGAACGTCGAGGTGTCCTTGACCACTTCGAACACGCCCGTAGCCGCCAGCGCGCCGAGCGTGCTGGCGGGGATGGCGCTGGGCGCCACTAAAACGCGGGTGCCGATTTCAACCACGTCGCCGGCTTCAACGGCACCGCCCGGCGTGTAATCGAGTATCGCGCCGGTTTGGAGTAGAGTCGCTTGCATATCTGCATATCCTTTTTGTCAGGTGTGAGAAAACGAAAAACACTCGCGCCGCTTAGGCGCCGGCCGACTTGACGCCCGCGCGATACTCGGTCATGGCCGCGCCGAAGTCGTGATAGCCGCGGAACTGGACACCCAGCGTGTCGAAATCGGCGTCGGAGCTTTCGATCGTCGGGGCCTGCTGCCCGTCGAGGAAACACATCACGGCCGTCGCTAGGATCGTGGGGTCGGCCAGCAAAAACCATGCAGTCGCGCTGTAGCCGGTGTAGGCCGAATTACCCAGTTCCGGCACGATAACCGGCCGAAATTGGTTGAAGTAGATGTTCGCGATCGGGGTTTTCGTGCTGGCGGTCGTGTCTCGGATTTCCTGCGACACATAGTACTTCTTCGCCGTCGGCTCCAAGACGCTGGGGACCAGTAGAAGCGCTGGCTCCAGGCTCATCAGGTTGCCGTCGGGCGCGGGCATGTCGCGAAACAGTTGGACCCCGGCAGCCAGGCCGGCATCCCCCAGCACGGTCCCGGCGCCCGACTGATAGTTGACTCGTGCGCTGGTAAAGAACGCCGAATTGTTGATCCATAGCGTCCAGAACACCTTATTCATTTTGATCGCGGAACCGAGCCCTAGTCGGCTGCGGAGCGCATCGAAGGCGCCGAGGTCGTCATTGATGATGTCTTGCCGCGTCAACGCCGCCATCTTGGCGTAGGTTTTCGCCGCCATATCGTACGACTCTTGGCCGAGCGTCCCGTGCTTGATCTCGCCGCCGGGCCCGACTTCCTCATATTCCAGCGAAGAAGTGAGGCGGTACGCCGTGACCGTCTTGAAGTCCGAAACCGACTTAATACCGGCGATGGCACGCCATGTCTGCGGAATGGACATGAATCCATCCAACAGAATCTTGTTGCCCGTGCTGGTCAACATCGTAGAGATCGAGTGCGTCGAGAACGCCGCGCGGATGACTTCGCGGAGATTGCCTTGGGTTACTCTCGCGCGCCCGTCGTAGCCGCCCTCGCGGGCGAAATGCAGGAGCAATTCCTGAATGCTGAATCCGTGGAAGTGCTTGGTGGAGGCTTCCAACACTTCCTCTTTGAAGTGCTTTTCGGGATTCCGGAGCCCGGCCGACAGGCTGAAGGCGGCCTCGATCGCGGCGTTTCCGCCGTCGCGAGTGCTGGCGTGGATGAACACGCCCTTCGGGCGCTCGGCGCGCATCAGGTCGGCCTCGAAAATCGCGGCGGCCTTGATGTACTCGGCTTCCAGCCGCGGGGCCGGCCACTCGTCCCGCAACGCGCTAGCCTTCAGTTCGGCGGCCTGCTTCCCGGCGGCGGCTGAGACCGGCTGCAACTTCGCGGCGTCCACCCTCTCGGCGTATTCGGCGGCTTTCGCCTGCAACGTCGAAACGTGCATTTCATAGGCGCGAATCACGTCGGGAAGGTCGAACGTCGGGGCGGCCGCGCCCTGGATCGCGTTGCCGCTCTTCGCCGCCGCGGCCTTGACCTCGGCGTCGTACTTCGCCTGCAACTTCGCCGTCTGGTCCTCACGCAAATCGGCAAGCGTCAGGCCCATCGCCTCAACCCACTTCTCAAAATCCATGTCGTACTCCTTATTGTTGATTGCGGCCTGCGCCGCCACTTTGACTTTCGTGCTTGCGTCTGCGGCGATCGCCACGAACGATACTTCTCCAAGAGTCGCCTTGCGAGCGACATACAGCGGCCCCTTTAGCGACTTGCCGTTGACTGTGATTGTGGTCTTCTCGTCTACGAATTCGAGTTGATCGGGCCGCGCCCCAACGCTGGCCTTCCACGGAAAGCCCTTGCCCGCGCTGGCCTGCACCTGGTCGGCCATCGGCCCGGCGCCGGAAATGAGTCCGCTCAATTTAAGCGAACTGACCCCAATCTCGATTTCGTCCGCGTGGCCCACGATCGCCGTCGGGTCATGGTTGGCCAGAATCGGCAGCGGGGCTTTGGCGGTCAGGCCGGCCAAGTCGATCACCACGGGCCGGCTGTAATAGTCCACCGACATCGGCCTGCCGTTGTAAGCGGTCATCGTGAACCGCTTAACGCCCTCCCCCTCGCCTTCCTTCGCTGCGATCCACTCGACCGGGATCGCGGCCGCGCGGATCAGTTCACCTTTAGCCGCGGCGCGGATTTCCGCCCGCTTGCGGTGGCGCTGGACGTGCTTCTTCGTCATCTTCTGTGTCCTCGGCGCCTGCACCGACGCCCTTCTGGAGATTTTGCTTCAAGAGAATGGTTCGCATTTCGTCCACTGTGACGCCGTAATCTTCGGCCATCGCCTCCAACTCTTCCTCAAAGTCGTAGCTGTCTTCGGCGTACACCCGCCGCAAGCTGGTAGCGCCGGTTTGTAGATTGGTCTTGCGGGCGTTGGCGGTTTTTCCCTCGTCGATTTGCGGGCGGGCCGGCCAGTCCCAGGTATGGGCCGGCAGCGTGTCGCGGGTAATCCAGCCGTTCCGTAAGGTGGCCTCCCGGAACCAGACCGCAAAGAGCGGATCGAGTACCAGGTCTTCTATGTCCTGCTGTTCGACATCGACGCTCACGAAATACGTGAGGTGGTCGAGCTTGCCGCCGGAGAACGAATAGCCCGATGAATCGCACGCGGCGATGTTGTAGGGCATGTTGACGGGCCGGGCAGTCTCGCAAACTTGCGAGCGGACGAACGTATCGTAGGTGGCGCTTGGCTGTTCCGATTTCGGCTGATAGGCGTCGTAGCCGGCCGGCAACCCCACCATCATGCCCTTCTCGATGGGCTCGGCGGACATGGGCGTCACGAAACTCGGTTCCGGTTCGTTCTCCGTCGGTTCCGGCATCCCTTGTGTTTTCAGCAGGATCGAAAAATTAGCGATGTTTTCGGCCGCGGAAAGCGTCGCCTCGCGGTATCGCCGGCCTTGTGCTCCGAGGTTCAACGTGGAAGTCAGTTCGGGCACGCCGCGGTGCTGTTCAGCCCGATCCTCGCGGAACAAGTGAAACACGAATTTCGCGGGGATCGTCTCGACCTGTTGCGAAAGGTGTGCCCACTGCCCGCCGGGGTGATACTTCAGGAAGTCGTAAAAGGTCGGGTTGCCGTCCCCGTCAAAATGAATCCCATCGATCCGCCCCACGGCCGCGTAGGGCATGTTCGGCGTGGCGCATTTTTCCGCTTCTGCACCCATCAGGCCAAGTTTGACTAACCCGGGGATCGCATCGTTATCGCGAATAATCAAAAAACCTTCGCCGTCTTTGAGTTTCGCCTTTACTGTCGTGCGAAGTTTGCGTGCGAATTTAATGGCTTTCGTCCACTGCAACCATTGCGCCTCGATCATCGCGTTAAAGCCCGGACTACCTGTCTGCATTCGCAGCTTCGGCCCGCGCCCCACCACGTAATTGGCCTGAGTAAGCTCGATACCCTTGCTGTAGCCGCTGTTGTCCGATTCCAGCCGCGAACGTTTCCGAAGTTTCTGCCGGACGGATGGGCTATTCGCGCTGTCGGCGTCCAACGTGTCGGCCAATGCCCAATGTCGGGCCATCGTCACGCCATCGCGCGCGGCGTCGTAGCGGGCCCGGATCGGCAGTGCGGCCGTCTGGATGGCTGCGCGCCTCGGCTTCCGCGGCATGGTAGCGGCCCGTCGAACTGGCTGGCGTGGAATGCGCATCAACCGCACCCGGGGGGCTGGAGTTGCGTGAACTGAAGGCCCATTCGTCGATTCGTCGTGGCCACCTGCGCGGCGGCGAACTTCGCGGCGGCGATCTGGTCGGGAATCGAATGCTGCTTCACGCGCGTACCATCCACGGCTACCTCGGCCGGGGCCGCGGCGTTTTCGGCAATTGTGGTTGCATCAATTTCTGGCATGGTTACTCCGGATTTCGATAACGGCGATACGGCGGGGGAGGTGGGGCGAGCTTCCATTTCTTCCACTTAATGCCCGTCTGTGGATCAACCGTGTATCCATCCGCAATGACGTTCGGCCGTATCGCCGTATCGCCTTTCGGTGGTTGAAGTTTCTTCACCGGAACCCCGGAAGATAACCGCGGTTGATAACCTTGTATTTTCTTCATCGCTTCGCCGCCTTTGCCATTTCTGCCAGGTCTAAGTAGACCCGCTTCCGCTTCACTTCGCCCGCCGGGATACCCGGCTGCGCGATACCCTGCATCGATGCTGCGACCGCGCAACCGACCAGGCAGTCAAACCAGTGATTATCCGGGCGATCGGGCCGTTGCTTCCATTCGTCCACTGTGCGTTCTCGCCCCTCGGTTTTCACGCGGTATTCGGCCGTGAGGTGTTCGGCGAAGAGGCGGTGCCGCTCGGGCTTCGTGCCGAAGATTGATAGGCAGCCCTTATCGCCCATTACCACAGCCAATCGGGCATGTACAAATGTCTTCCAGAAGTTGGCGTCAAAGGCAACGTAACGCACGCCACGCCCCCGCCCACCGGGAACTCGCCAATTGTGGCCGATCCGATCCCCTCGCTTGCGCTTGTATTCATTGAACGGCTTACTTCCGGCCCCGACATACTTGCCGTGGCTCGGCATCAATACCGCGGCGTGAGCCGATTGTCGGCAGAATTGATAGACGATTGCCGTCGAGGCTTCCCAGTTCGCATCGATTAGGCAGCGCCCGATACGCAAGATCGCTCCGTCGTCTCGTTCCCATTCGCGGGCCAAATAGGAGCCGAGAAACTTGTCGAGCCCGGCGTAAAGCGTGCCCTCGAAACCGGTGCCTGGCGTCACGGCGTTCAGAGTGTGGCGGGCGTCCCGGAGCGTAAAGTAGGCTTGACATTGATCGGGGAATGTGCCGTAATCGACCACATAACCGCCGAAATCCTCGCCCCACGCAACCGTCGCGTAATACAGTACATTCTTGTGGGCGTCAACGAACATCGTCAACCGATGACAGACCACCGGGAACTGCCCACGCGGGAGCCGGTTGATTTTAGCGGCCACCTGCGCGGTTGTCAGGTCGCTCGCGTCCCCGAGGTCTTCTGGCAGCGGATCGTTCTGATATTCCGCGAAGAAGGCCCGCTCGTCTTGAAGCTTCAGGTTTTCCGCGTGTTGGATGGCCGAGAGTTCGTCGTGGTTGAACCGTTCCGGCCACGCAATCACCGCCCCGGCGTCCATCGCCTCGCGGTTCTCGCTGTAGAATTCCGTTGCCTCGCTTCCGTCGCCATCGGCCCGAAAACTCTCGGCGCGAATCTCCGCGTACTTGTCCCATAATTCGGTGTTCGACGGGAAAGCGTACACCATCTTGGTGCGCTCGCCCTGCCACTGCGGATGCTTCTGACGGTCGAGAATCTTGTCGGCCATGTCGCCCGGCTTGATAACCGTGCAAGGCATCACGCCGGCGATCTTCTGCCCCGGGCCGGCCAGCCCCAAGACGGCCCCGGCGAGAATCGATTCCCGCGTAGCACATTGCGACAGGCTTCGGGCCGATTCGTCAGTCTGGGGATCGTCGAGAATCACAAGCGATGGGCGGACAACCGAGCCGTCCGCCCGCTTGTGTTTCATTCCCCGAAGCCCACCGGTCAGGCCGACGGCCCGAATGATCGACCCGCTCGCCCGGCTGCCGGGGATCGTCGGTAAAATGATCTGCTGCGCCGTCCAGCCGATCCGCGTCGGCTTATCTTGGAAGAGTTGCCCTACGGCCCGTTGGGCGATGCGCTCGAGGCAGCGTATCGGGTAAACGACTTCCGGGAAGTCTTCGAGTAATGCTTCGTTTGTTTCAAATTCCGTCTTGAGCGAATCGAGCATTTTGGCCGCGTGGCCCTCATCGCTGCCGATCAGGCAGACGAACGACCGGGCCCCGATCACTTCCGCCCAAAGGGCGCCCGTCTCGGCAAGCGTCGTCTTGCCGCTTCCCCGCGGCATAGCGACCGCGAATAACCCGCCCTCTAAAACCGCCCGTTGCAACTTAGCAATGACTCGCCGGTGGTCATCCGAGAAGGGCAGCGTAAACAGTTCGGGGAAGTATTCGAGGCAAAAGAATTCGAGGTCAAGACATGCCCGCGCCCGCCGCTCTGGATTGACGACCGCCGGTATCGCCTTGATATCGCGGCCGGACAGCGACACGTCCGCGGCGTGCTGCCGCAGCCGTTCCTTCTCGCGTTCGTAGCGGGTGTCGGTCATTCATTCCCGAATAGCACTTCCTGGCGTAAGCGGTTGGCGGCGATCTCGATACATTCGGCGATTCGCTCACGTGCCGTGGCGCACGACTCAGCCTCTATCTCAATCCCACAGAACCGGAAGCCCAGCCCCACGGCTGCCACCCCCGTAGTCCCCGAGCCCATAAACGGATCGAGCACGAGTCCGCCGGGCGGCGTGACGAGCTTGACGAGCCACTCCATCAGGGCCAACGGCTTGACGGTCGGGTGCTTGTTGCCCTCGCCGCGTTCCTTGCGGGAGGCTTTCGCACAGTAGAAGAAGCGGGCGGCGGAGCCGGAGTCGCCGAAGTCGTGGTACTTCGGTTGTGCCTGCTTGAAGGCTTTGCCGCTATTGGCAAGTCCATTATAAGGTTGCCCCACACCGGAGCGTTCTTTCCCTGATCGATTTGTTTGCGGAAACAGCCCGACCACTTCCTCGCTGCCGTCATGCACGAGGTTGGCGGGCCAGCGGCCGGAGGAATTGACACGATTTAGATTTTGACCATCACCATGCCAGAATATGCTATCAGTTTTCTGCTTGCGGTCAAAATCACTATTTCGACGATAATCAGCTTCGGACTGATAGCCCACCCGACATCCATCCACGTTGATCCCGCCGCATCCGTGCTCCACTACATTCGCTGCCACCGTCCCGATCAGCGGCTTGCGGGCGAGGATGATCGGCTCCCACGCGGGTTTCAGCGCCGTGTCCCAGCCCTTCCATCGCTTCGCGGCATCGGTGGCGGTGATAGAAAACTCCGGCTGCCACTGATAATTGTCGTCCGACCAATTCCCTTCACCGGGGGCCATGCCGGATACGGATTTCTTTATGCTCCCAACCACCTCCCGCTCCGCCCCCGCCGCCTTGTCGATCGCCTTCGACACGTCCAGGCCTTTCGGGAATCCCTGCCCGTACACCCACATAATTGTGTCGCGGATCTCCCACCCGGCGTCCTCAATCGCTACGGCCAGCCGGTGAAAGGTTCGCGTGCCACCGAAGGCCAGCAGGTGACAGCCGGGCTTGGCTACCCGAAGGGCCTCGGCCCAGGTCGCCGGTTCAAAAGCAATGCCGCCGCCGTCCCATGTCTTGCCCATGAAGCCCTTAGAGCCAAGTCGCGTTCGACCGAAGGGCGTCTCGGGATCGTTTTTCCGAGGGCTTCCGTTGCGGCTGGCTTGGGTCAGGTGATACGGCGGATCGGTCACGATGGCGTCGATCGAGCACGTGGGTAGGCCAGCGAGGGCGGCGAGGCAATCGCCTTCGATCAGCGTGGCGGCTTGCGGCTCGGTTAGAAACATGGGGGGGCTACGAAAGTAAGTGTGTTTACGCTCGCCAC